CACTTTTAGATATTTCTGATACTGCTGCAATGTAACCCCGGACAAATCTTTGGGTACTTCTAAAGTAAACTTTTGACTCATACCTATATAACCCATAAACAACTATTCTGTACTACAAATACAAAAATACAACAGTTGAATACTTTTTCAGTTATAGTTATAGATAACCAATAGAGGCCCATACAGGGACTCTTAAATATGTAAACAAAACTTAAGGTTATCACAAAACTTCACTTCAGGAAAGGGTAAATACATTCTTTTTTCAAAGAACCTTTTGTTTATTTAAAATATAATACTATATTTGATATAATGTTTTAGTTTCATTTTGTTGATTTTTAAGTTGACAAGGCCTTCCTTAGTTCATTCTTCGGAAGGTCTTTGATTTTTTAAAACCTTATACCTCACCCTAGGATATCTTCATTTTACGTTGATTTTCTTAAACCTGATACCTCACCCTCATACAACCTCATTTTACGTCATTTAAGGCCGTTTCTCTATCTGTGGCATACTTTAGTACCTTTTTGGGATGAAATGCGCTTAGAGGGGCTGAAAAAGAGGGAGGGCGCATAGTCTATCCTTTTACTTACATTCATTTATAATAACTTACAAAAAAATAGTGCAAAAAAAAGGTCCCAAAATTACCGTAGTAATTAAAGGACCATATCAACAAAAACAAATGAAAAAAATCTAGGTACTATTGTTAAGTTTGTCGTATTGTTTAAAGTTTATTCTCTTTTTTATTTCCGTAGTTTCATCAATTAAAAAATATTTGTGGTTTATTTCATAGGTAAAAAAATCCCTGTTTACTTTATTAATATGTTTCATTCTCTTTTTCTTTATAATTATTATATGAATTCGCAAAAGCTGTAATACAAAATAGAGGAAATTCACAAAGCGGATCTTTTACTTTATCAATAGTTTCCTCAATATGTTTGTCGAAATTGTTGTACAATTCATCTTTGTAAACTGAATAAAATTTATAAAATTCATAAGATAAGGCCCAGACCTTTTTAGGGTCTTGATTAAATTCTTTTTTGTTCCCCTCATTTAAAAGGGCTTTAATTAAATTAATATTGTCTAATTTTATTTGATTTTTCATTTTAATATGTATTAATTTTTCCGAATGTAGGGTTTTGGTAGCTATCCCAAATTTTATCTTTGTTTGTTGCCGTCCTTATTTCCCTTTGTATTTTCTTTTTGTTTTGTAGGTGCTCAAATTGTATTTTGTTTTTAGCTTTCATTATATTAGAATTTTATTGTTATTAATTGCGTCTACTACAAAGCCCGTAGTCTCTTTTTTGGCGTCACCTTTTGCCTTAAGTCCTAAAACTACATTCTTATTGTATAGCATTACCAGGTCCGAGGTGTCCCCGTCGATAACTTTATACCCTCGCCAATAGTTCGGTAAATTGTCCCTAAATACTATGGAAACATTGGCCCCGTCATTTAAAGCTGCAATTGCTGCGCTTTCATTATCCTCGGCCCTGCTAAAAGTCAAAAAATAATTTGAATGATCTTTGTACTTTTTTAATTTACCTAAAATTTTTGTATAGTCATAAAAAATAGCGGTAGGGTGTAGGTCCTCAATATTTAAACCGGCATACTTTTCAAGCAAATAAACAAAATCAAGATCGGAAGTACCATTGAGCCTGAAAGCTACTTTTTCACCTTTCTTTTCAGCTTTGGCCGTTTCTCTTATTATTTCGCTTGCAAGCTGTTTAATGAATAGCTCTTTATTGTAGATAAAATAATTTGTTTTATTTATTCTAGAGCTTTGTACATTAGAGAATTTACCCCGCCCCGCTGAATATAAACAGGCAGCCGCGCAACCTTTTGAGGCCATAGGGCAAATATTAATTCCTTTGTCATTTTGTTTATATGGTGCAAGATAAAGAATAAAAGTTTTGATACTATTCTTTTTTGTTTTTGCATTGGTTAAACCCTCACTTAAAAGTTTAGCCGGAATTTTGTATCGTTTCATTTTAATAAATTTTTAATTTGTGATAAAACGGCATTCGCTTCATTTTCATTTTCTGTACATTCTTTAATGTTTTTGTACATAGTGAACAAAATACTTTGAGCCATTAACCTTGCAATTTTTCTATTTTTCATTTTATTATTTTGTTTAGTTCTTTTATGTTTTCTATGCTTTCATTTATTTTTAGGTCACTAACCCAATATTTGATACCCTCAACTTGTACCCAAATAATATTTTCCAAAGGGATGGCCTTTCTTGACTCATTGATATTTTTAGTCTTTTTAAATATGTTTACGTCAATAACGGGTAAAAGATTTTTTTCACTAAAGTTATAGGGCGCACCCTTACCCGTCAAACCTATCTTTACACCTGTACGGGCCAAAATAACCCGTCTTTCATTGTTAGACCTTTTAATAAATTCGCAGCTAAAGATTTTGCCGCTATTCATTTTTTGTATTAATTCTTTTGCTTTCATTTTATATAGTTTTTATATGTTCTTCAATAATTAGTAAAAGCATTAACCCGGTACAAAGTAAAAGGGTGAAAGCTATTAAAATTAGTTTTTCTTCAATTGTTGTAAACCGCTCGGGCTTTCGTAGAAAATTTAAAATAGTTTTTTTCATTGTGTTTTGTTTTGATTAATAACGTAAAGATATAAACAATTTTGTTAATAACAAATAATAAAGTAAAAATATTTTTTTAGGGTTTATATATATAAAGGAACGCGCGTACAAAAATCTTTTTTAATATGCAAGGGAAAACACAATTTTTTTTTGGTCCTGTATTTTGAAAGTTTACCAAATGAAATTGAATGCAAAAAATACAAAGGATAAAAGTACATACAACAAAGGTAGATACAACAAAGGTAAATACAACAGTTGTACATACAACAGTCAATGGACCAAATCGACCACCGACCCTACTGCGTTTAAGAACCTACTGCGTTTAAGAATCTACCCTACTGCGTTTAAGAAAGTGATTTGATTTATCAAACCCTACTGCGTTTAAGAAAGTAGAAAATATTTTAACGAACGAAAAATATTTTATCGGATAACATAACTCCCTTTGTTTGCATTTGCAAGGAAGTATTGAGCTGCATAACGAAGACTATCCATATGGTGATTCCATTTATCAACAGGCCTTTCGTTCCTACTGTGCCATACGTAGTTATTCAACTCTTTAATTAATTCCAAGGAGTCTGGGTCAATGACAAGATCATAATCCTGTATCATAGCAATACCAGTTAAGATACTCCCCTTCCTCTTTATTGTTGGTTTGATATTACAATATATCTTAAGTTCCTGTATAAGTCTAGGTTCAGCACTATCACAGATAATCAGTTCATCACCTGCATAACGTCTATTCATTTCCCCTATTTCCTTTGTAGACAACCCTGCTTTACAATACATTGTCTTAAGCCACATCTTGTTCCTATCCTTGTCTATAGATACTTTCAGGAGAACCGTAGGGTCTACAGAGAACCCAAAGTCTTGCCCATATATAGATTGAGCGTATTCATTGAATGGACCAACTTCCCATCGAGTGAAGACAACACCATCAGCTTTGTCTAACCAACCACCGAGTATCTGGTGATTGTATTTATCAGGTCTACGTCTACGAATCTCATCTATCTGCAATAAGAATGATTCAGATAAATGATCCATATTGTCTTTGAACGTAGTGTGTATGTAAGTCACATTATCCTTCCAACCATTCCATCCACCATTAACAGCCTTAGCAGCATAGAACCTTTGGTATATCCAATGCTCCTTGGTTGTAGGGTTAAGGATTAATATAATCCTATTAGGTTTGCTTTTAGACCTTACAGACTGGTCTATCTTATCAAAGTCATCTTCATTGATAAGTTCCTCTGCTTCATCCAGTACAAACGTTGTAATACCTTGTAATGACTTTAGAGCTGCTGTCTGATTCCCTGCTGAAGTCTTTATACCTTTAAAGATAATAGAACTCCCTGTGGACATATTTAGTATCTCGTCCTTAGTTATTCTAAAATGTTCAGCTATACCATACAGCTCTATCTTTTCAATAAACTCAGGGATAATAGAAGTTGAAGCTGAGGACATTGTATATCGAGTGAAGA